CGATCATGGCAAAGCGATCCGAGCCGCTAGATGCCGTCCACGCGCCATTGCTGGTATCGGCAATCGGGCGCAGGAAGGTAAGCGGCGTGGTGGTAAATACGCCCGACTCCACAAACGCGCTGTCGCCGTTGGCGTTGGTGCTAGCAACGCGGATCTTGTAGCTCGTACCAGGCGTCAGCACATTGCCGGATGCAAGCGTCGTTGCGTTGGCAGCAGCAGGCGAGCCGCTGAAGGCTGTCCACGAGCTATACGGCGACGGCGCGTACTGCACCTTAAAGCCCGTTTCGTCCGAGCTTGCGTCTGTCCACGATGCGGTGACGGCGTAGGCGGTGACGCTGCCCGCAGTGACGCCGGTCGGCGGGTTTGGCGTTGCTGGCTCAGTAAAAACAAAGCCGCCAATGAGAGCGCGATAAGCAGTCGCATCAGTCGTAAATACAGGCGACGTAGACGTTGCGGAGGCGTTGATCTGGTAAATCGCGAAGCCAGTATCAGATCCGTTTGCCGCTGCGGTGTAGCCCGATCCAGCGCCAGTGATGGCGGTCTGCGCCAACTGCGCACCGAAGATAATGATCGAGTTGTTTGGGACGCTTTGCGAAGTTGCAGTATTGGTGCCGGGATTGGCTGGAGTGTCAATCGACTCCTTAAAACTTGAGCTTGAGTGAAAGCTCATCGACCCGTTTGACGACCGCAATACAGCAACAACAATTTTTCTGTTGCCAGCAGAAGACTGAAGGGTCGCGGTTACTTTGAAAGTCTCTGCTGCTGACGCTATCCGATAAAAATGCTCGGCCGCGACGTTGCCGAATTGACTTTCTTGCGTTGTGCCAGACGTATATGAGCCGGTTCCACCGGACAGCGTGCAACTTATTGCTCCCGACCCGCCTGCATAAAAATGGTGGACGAATACAACGTCGCCGATTGCCGTGGTTATGCTCGCGGATTCGGTAACCGTACCAGACGCGGAGTAATTCGCTTCCCCGGTATCGGTGCCGACTACGGAAACAATAGAGATCGTCATGTCTGGATTGCCCCAATAACGGACAGCGACGACCTAGCAATCATCGCGTTTGTGCGCCGACCGGGCTGATATTCAACCGCAAGGTTTTTAAACGATGCAGGCAAGCCGCTCGGGAAGCTAGCAATGCCGCCCGTGGTGGCGTAGGTCGCCGTTGGCAGATAGTTGTAGGTTGGCCCACCGACAGCAGTCAGCAACGGGTTAGGGTCAAGCGTAATCGGGTTATTCAGATCAGCAGGAAGCGTGCGACCTGTGATGTTGTACAGGGATGGCGGCGTCCAGCTAGAGCCTGCGCCATCATTTGAAAATCCGGCGAAGATTGATGAGTCAGGAGTGGCGTACATAATATTACTGCCACTGCGGAAATTGTAATTGCCGCCACGCTCGTTTATCTGGAATTTTCCAGGACTGGAAATTAGCGACCCTCGATTGCTAACCCAAAATAGATTATTCCAAGCATCAACAGTCGCGGTTTTTTCTGTTAGTTCAAAAAAGACTTGATTCTGCACGGTATTGCAGACAAAAGAATTATTGTAAAAATAAAGCTGGCGCCTGTTTTGTTTTACGCCATTTATTGTGCCGCCAATATAAACTGGTGGCGTTACTAACGGAGACGATTGCGCGCCCATTGCTTGGCGATACCCGCCGTCAGCGACATCCGTTGTGCCGTCGCTCCCAAATTGATAGCGATGGACACTCATAGAAGGCTGAATCGCGGCGCACTGCACATTTGACGCGGTGCCGCCGTCGTTTAGCAGCACGCCGCTGTGCCCGCCGGTCAACGGACTGGCGTCGTTATAGGTGATGCAGACCGGCGCGGTGTAGCCGGCCGCCGATGCGTTGGTGCTGCAACGGACTTTGACATCGACCGAGCCGCCCGAACCGGGTAACAACTCAACTCCAAGCAGCACGGTCTGCGTCGTTGCCAGACCCGTCAGATTGTGGTTAAACGTGCCTATGCTTGTGCCGTTGCGCCGCAATATAACCTGCGTTGCGGTTAACTCCGCTTCGTAGCCATCCCTGGGCACCGTTGCCGAGTATTGGACAAACACCTTGCGGACGGTCGAGCCGCCGTAAACGCCTGGACGCCAAAAGACAAAACAGCTTTGCTCGTTATCTGGCTGATTATCAAGTGCAGACAACCCTGAAGTCGGGTTGACGTAATGCGCTCTTGTCAGCGTGCTATTTGCTGCGGCTTGCCATACACCGGCCCCGCTCGGGTTAAAAGCGACGATTCCAGTCCCGCCTGCCCATTTCGCGCTTCTATTAACTAACAAAGTGCCAGTCGAAAGGTACACTGGGTCGAATGCCGGATAATAATCCTTGTCAGTGCCAAAATGAAACGGATGCGCGACCGCATTTCCGGCCTTCATTTGGTCGTCGTCTACAGCGATAACGTTGCCGTAAACATGATCGATACCGTAATCAGGCTGATCGTATATGCCAACCGTGCCAGATTCTTGATTTTCCGGTTCAACAAGGTCAATCGCTCGCGCATTTGCCTCCACCCAGTTATAGCGGAATATTTCGCCAGATGCGCGTGATTTATAAGATGAGCCTCTAGCTCCGACAATAAGCGGGCCAAAATAGTTGCCTTCGATAACAGGGCTTGTGCCTTGAATGTAGGCATTATGCTCCGTTTCTGCGCCAACCACACCATTACCAGTCAAAAAACTCTTTCTAAGCGTGAATCGGTTAACCGTGTCCAGCAATGTCGGGTCGCCGGTCTGAGTATAAACACCCCATGCACAGTCTTTTATAACGCAATTCTCAATTAAAACATCATCACCGTTTTGAAATCTTATTCCAGAAGTAGCAGTGATATATGGTTGCGTTGCGCCAGAAAGGTTTACAAATGCTCCACGAGCGCCATAAACCTCTAGATTTTTTATCTGAATGTGCGTTGGACTGCTTCTGTAAAACCCACGAATAAGTATCCCGGCGTAGTCTTCCAAATTGTAGATATTGCCAATCTGATACATATCGAACCCGGTGCCGCCAGTCCACCCCGGCAGCAGGCTCGGGTTACTGCCCCTTGCCGTCGTCGCGCCGTTAAAGTTGAATCTCGGACGATTGCCGCTGGCGTCAGTTACTCCATTGACGATGATCGGATTCGATGCCGTCCCGGTATTGGCGACGTTTCTGCCCATGCCCCACTTGCGAGCGTATGGCGTGGCCTTCCAGTAGATATTGACGACATCGCCCCGGCCCAACGCGCCCCACGGCACGTTATCCATGTCCGTGTCGCTGTAAACGTTGTAGGTTGTGCCTGAGCCGGTCGCGGTGAGTGCGGTCGTAACGTAGTCCGTTGGCACTGCCGCCGAGACACCAGTAGCCCCTGTCGCCGTCAGCAACACCGTGCCTAACGTCCCCCTGCTGCCCGCCTGGAATGTCGCAAGCGACCACGAAAAGTCGCGCCCGCTAGCTGCCACGCCAAAGTTTCCGCGCACAAATCGCGTGCCGCTGCGAAACTGGCAGTACCAGTTAGCGTCCGGTGCGCCACCAGTCGTGACTAACAGGCCAGCTCCAATCACCTCGCCAACTGTGATCGTTGCACCGCTGCTGGTTGCCCACGGCGCGGCCATCGTGCCCGATGCCATGAGCGTGTCGGTGCCGTTATAGACCTCGACGACCACCGTGCCGGTCAGCGCCGACACAACAGCCGATGCCCGAGCAGACGCGAGCGACAGCGCGTCGTACTCAGCCTTTGTCGTCTGGTCGAGCAGGATTGCCACTGTTTACGCGCCGGGCCAGGTCTTCGTATAGGCGGTGATCCGCACGGTCTGGCCGCTGGTGATGCTCGCGTTGTCAATGACCATGTCTTCAGCGCCCGTGCCCACGCTGCCCTGCTCGTGCGCGGTAGTGCCGTCCGATGCGTAGATGCGATAGTGGGCAGCCGTGCCGGTAGCCGATGCAGTAGTGCTGACCGGCAGGCTGTTAAGCACCTTCGCGCCCGCAGACGCAGCGCCGCACCAGTCGGAAGCCAGCGAGAATGTCGCCAAAACCGTTCCGGAGTCAGCCGTTGCGACGGTTGCGGGTTGTGCGCCAGTGCGGATCTTGATGACGGCAGATGTGCCGATAGCGGTTTCCCAGGCGTCTGCCTGAGCGTTGCGAACCGCCGCGCTGTACTGTCGAGCCATTGCTACTCCCTAGCGACGCCGATTACCCGGCCCGCTTCGTCTTTGATTACCCGTTTCGGGCGAGACAACTGATCGACCAATGCGGCCATCAGTTGCAGTTGCTGCTGCTGAAGCTCGACCATCGTGCGAATGCCGATAGACAGCTCTGACGCTACGTCGAAGTCCTCGAATTCTTCGCCCTCAAGCGGTTGATCCTCGATCCCTTCGGGCATGTCCTGCGAGTCATCGATCATTGCGGCACCACAGGCTTAGGACGCTTGCCACGCAGGACGGCAAGGGTTGTCTCGTTGCGAGCCGCCACAGCCCCGATACGGGCCTGCCGGATGGCACTGTCAGCGCGAATCCGCTCGCTTGCGATGTCGCCCTCGATGTCAAGTTGCGCCTTCTGGATCTCGGACTGCGCCTTGATGCGCGACTTCTCGATCTCGGCCTGAATTTGCATCTGCATCTTTTCGCGCTCGGCCTGCAAGTCGGCTTGCGCCTTCACCTGCTCCATCTCAAGCGCCTGTTGCATCTGCTGCATCTGCTGGCCCATCTGCTGCAACTGGCCTTGCGCTTGCAAAAGCTGCTGCATCAGCACTTCGGGCGAATCAGCCTTCTCGCCTTGGCTTTCCATCTGCTGGATCTGCGGCGGCAGCATCGACTGGAATCGCCGGGCGATCTTGTCGGACTCAGGGAAGTCCATCGACTTCGCAACCATGTCCATAACCAGCGGGCCTGCTTGCGGCGCGGAGCGCATGAACTCGAGCAGGAATTGGCTCATTTCTTCGCGCTTGCTGGTAAACGACGGCCCGGTATCGACCACCAGGTCGTACTTGCCACGCGCCAACTCGTAAACCTGCCCGTACTCGTCGGGCTGGCCGTTGACGTTGACGTTGCGAACCTCGCCGTCTTCGCCCAGCACGCGCACCATACGCTCGGTGTTGTAGATGGCCGGAATCAGGTCAATCAGACAGCGCCCGCCGTACTTGATCGCCCGCGACAGGTTGTCAATGAAATGGAAGGTCGAAACATCGCCCTCGCGCTGCCGAGCCATGATTGCGCGGCCAGATGTCTCGTTGCTGCGAGCGCCCAGCGATGCGTCGTAAATGCCTAGGATCGACTTCATGTCGTCGCTGCTGTTGAGCGCCTCCTGAAGCGCCCCAGCGGGCACGCCTGCAAACGGTTGGCGCTGCGGTGGGATGCCACCTTCGTACTCGAGATACGGGTGCGACTTGGTGTTAGCCGACTGCCATTTCGGGTCGCCATCGAATGCCCCACGCGGGCCAATGTACGGGGCCTTCGGTGCCAGTGCTACCAACTCGGTGCTTGCAGTGCGCCAGAAGTTGAACATCATCTGCGAGTCACGCGCATCTCGAATCAGCGAGCGGAAGTACCGCTTGCCCTGCACATTGATTTCGTCCCCGTAGACCGGCACGATGGGAATGTACTTACCAGGCCACGAATTCTTCTCCAGCACCTCTGAGCCGGTCATCAGCGACTGCGTGACCTTGTAGCAGCGTGTATCGCGCTCGCCGGTTACCGTCACACCCTGCGCGAGCCAAAGCGCCTGGTGCTGCTTGTACTGGTCTGCGCTAATCACCTGGCCGTTGGACAGCGCGACGATGGGTTTTGTGTACTCTTCCCGCTCCCAATACTCGGCAATGCGTACCGAGTCCTCGTTGCTCCAGAGCTGATCCTTGTCGTCGCCATCAGCCGACCAATCGCTGGCTTGCGTTTCTTTGCCGTAGCGCGAATGAAAATCGTCTGTCGGCAGCATCTCGGTGACGAATGCGTATCGCCAGTCGCTTGCGTCTGCCGCTTGCGAAAGCGGATCGCCGTAGACCGTAAACGGGTTGGCAACGCGCTTAATCAGAATGTCGAGATCAAACGTATCGTCGTGCGCGTAGTCCGTGTCGATGCGGAAGTAACCAACGCCTGTATAAACCGCCGATTCGAGCGCGGTATCGTAGGCAACGTCGGCGTTGCTGGACTGCTCGATATTGCGGATCAGGCCGGTAAAGATTTCGGCCGTCTTCGGGTCTGCTTGGCTGTCAGCAGGACGGATGCGGATCGCCGGCTTGTTTTGGCGTGCATCGTTGACAATCTGCCGTGCAAAGGCGGGCATCCGATTGATGGTCAGACACGGCCTGCCATCAGCCTTGCGCTGCTTTATGACATCTGCCGGCCATTGCTCGCCCATGCGGGCAAACGTCAGATCGTCCAGCATCCACTGACGGTTTTCGGCCTCGGCGTCGTGCGAGAGCTTAAAACGCTCCCGCGCATCCGCAATAGTGTCTTTGTCTGACATCAGGCCATCCAGTTAGTTTCTTCAGCACGCTGCGCTCGGCGAACGTGCGGTTCTTCGTAAGCCACGCACATCAGCCCGAAGGCATCTGCGCCGTGACTCGACCAGTCGTGATCCGGGCCTAGCCCGATGTTTCGCGCCTCATCCTTTTTCTCGTGGTACCAGCCCAGCGCATCGCGACCCGGCTCGGTCGGCACGTCGTTGAACCAGATGCTCGGAAACAAGCGGCGTGCTGCTTCAATCCGCGCCTTTGCAGCGCCCTTGCCCTGGTTGGGCACAACCGTGACCTTGTAGCCCGCGTCTTTCAGCGCAGACGCATAGCTAACGTCAAAAACCTTGTCCTGCGTGTCGCCGTCATGCGGTAACCACCACTGGCAGCGGTCAGGCGTGTAGCCCTTGCTGCGCATCCACGCTAAGTGAGTGGCAAGCGGCTGGCCCTGCGCCTCGTAGTAGTCAAGAACCCGGATCTCTTTGCCGACAAACTGCGCTATCCAGATCGTGAATGCGTCCGCTCGAGCGCCAGTGCCGCCAATGTCGGCGAATGCTCGCAAGGTAAGCAGCGGATCGGCAGCAACGCGGCCGATGCGACCTTCCTGCTTTGCAAGCGCAAGCGATGCGGCGTAGTACGCGCCTTCTAGGACGGTTGCGTAAGCACCCTGCCAGACATGCTCGTACTGCTCTGGCTGGAGACGCAGACAGTCCAGGCGCTCCTGCTCAAGCACCGCCGGAAACTTTGGGTTGTCCTTCCAGTTTGCGTTAACGACCGCAGCGCCAGTCGGCAGCATCTCGCCACGCAATAGCGCGTCAACCGCGTCTGACTTCCTGCGCGGATTCCAGCCAAACCACAGCTCGGAGCCTTCCAGTCGAATCGTCGGGCGCAGCAGTTGCAGCGATCTGGCCGACAGCGATTGCGCTTCTTCGACCCACGCGATGCGGTAGCCCTCCAGCGACTTGATGCTGTCCGCTGTGTGGTCCTGCATACCCGTAAAGGTAATCACGCCATCACCTGGCGTCTGAATCACCTCGTTGAAGACCTTGAAGCCGTGACCGGTTGCTACGCCGAGCGTGCGCAGCTTGTCTTCGATCAGACGCTTACTCGATTCCTTCAGCGTCTTCTGCACCTCGCGGATGCTGACAGCGCGGGTGCCCTTGTTTGCGAGACACTCCTCGACCAGCAGCTCGGCAAAGAAGTGCGACTTGCCTGATCCTCGACCGCCCCACGCGCCTTTGTAGCGAGCAGGAGCTAGTAGCGGCTCGAATACCTCGGCGGTGTCAATCTGGAGCGTTGCCACGCACGATCCGGCGCTCAATCAGCGTGATCGGAATCTCGCCGTTATCGCCTGAGCCTTCGATACTCACCGCAGATAAATCGGGCAGCGATTTACGCAAAAGAATCTCGATTGCCTTTAGCTGCTGCGCGGTTAACTCGACATCACCAAGTGCGCAATTCGTAAGACGATTTACGAGCTGACTTGTCTGGATTTTGTCGCGGATTTCGTCCTGGTGACGAGTTCTAAGTCGAGCAGCCATTGCGGAGTTCCCTTGGGATTATTCCGGGTAAAAAAAAGCGCCCAAGGCGGGCGCAAATGAGTCTGAGGAGGAGAGACAGAGAAAGCGGAGACACCTTCCCGACCCCGATTCTCCGCTTACGGTTGCAGCGCAGGAATAGAAGCGTCGTTAGGCGTCGTTAAGCGTAATGATGTGTTTTTGGCTTTAGCGCAGCGGTTACTTGGTCTTTGTCCCAACGCAAAATGCCGTTGTGGGACTTCTGCGGCGTAACGCCTGCATACGCTTGCTTGTTGGCGAGGCTATTCCAAATCGTTGCGGGCTTTACGCCTGCAAGCGCGGCCACCTCTGCGGTCGTGTACCAAGTGCGGTATCCCGTCATTCGATCCCCCTTGCCCTGATCGCATTGGCAAACGCAGCCCCATAAAACCGGTGAGTCTCCAAGCACAGATTCGCGCACGCCTCTCGTTCTGCTTCAGCGATAAGGGCAGCAAAGTGATACCGCGTAAATTGTTCGCCATCCGCTATTGATGCGGTCATTG